CTTCTCGAAGTGCCTATATATGACACGTGACGAAGTCGAAGCCCACGCCCTCCGATACTCCGAGACCTACAAGAGCACGAAGGCTTGGGTAAAGGCCTCCAGTAAGTGGACAACGGACTTTGACGCTATGGCGAAGAAGACCGTACTGAAGCTCCTGCTAAGTAAGTACGCTCCACTCTCAGTAGAGATGCAGAACGCTATCAAGAGCGACCAAGCTGTCATCGATGAGCGAGGCGAAGCACACTATGTAGACCACGACGAATACGACTCTGTGGAGGATGTGACACACGAAGTAGAGAGCAAGACCGCAAGCGAGCCCCTCGACTTCGACGGAGAGACGGGCGAGATCTACGAGCCACCCACGGCAACGCCTACCACGCCACCAGCTACCGAAGCAAAGGCAGAAGGCAATCCCCAGGCAGCACAAGTAAAAGCACCATTCTAATGACTCTCTCAGTCCTCGGATCGAGCAGCGCAGGCAATGCCTACATACTTCGTACGTCGTCAGGGGAAACGCTCCTCATCGAATGCGGAGTCAAGAAGCAGCAGCTACTCCAGTCCCTGGACTTCGACCTACAGCACCTCGCGGGGTGTCTCCTATCACACGAGCATGGAGACCATGCCCGCGAGGCCCGCTGGGTCACCAGCTCACGCATACCGCTCTACTGCTCCAGCGGCACCGCTGAGGCCTTACACCTCGGAGACGACCCGATGCTCCGACCGATTGCAAGCAAGCAAGCCTTCAAGGTAGGTAGCTTTTCCGTCCTCCCCTTCGACATCAAGCACGATGCACGCGAGCCCCTCGGCTTCCTCATTGAGCACGAAGAAATGGGTAGGCTGCTCTTCATCACCGACTCCTACCTCCTCCGATACCGCTTCCCAAGAGTCACCCACTGGCTCATCGAATGCAACTACTGCTCCGACATCATCGACGACAGACTCGCCTCAGGTGCTATTCACCCAGCGCAATACCACCGTACTCTGCGATCGCACATGAGCTTGGAGACCTGCGTCAAGACCCTACAGGCTTCCGACCTATCCACTTCCCGACAAATCATACTCATACACCTCTCCGCAGGCAACACCAATGCAGAGCGTTGCCGCCAGTCAATCGAAGAGGCGACGGGGCTGCCCACGATGATAGCAGCACCCGACATGACAATAGAGATCAATAAGACACCATTCTGATATGCCAACCACACAGACCTACGCCCCCGTAACCATTCAGATGACGCCCGAAGATCTACGGCAGCTCATCATGAATGCCATGCGAGAGGGAGCTGAGACACTCAGAGAAGAGCTGAGGCATCGACAAGAGCCACAGCATCGCACCATCAGCGGACGCAAGGAAGTGATGGCGTATCTCGGCATACGCAACTCAGCTACACTCAGACAACGCATCAAAGACTATCCCGAAGCCTTCACCCAGGAAGGACGCTCGACAATAATCCTCGACACGACGATCTTCAACGACCTCAAAAAGAGAGCCGAGAAGATGAGACGTAAATAGTAACACCTCATATATACAATGTGTATGTGCTCCGACAGATATTTTCGCCACGATATTCATGCCAGCTTAGACCTAAAGCTCCGACGACTCATGGCGGTACATGGCGCGGAGGGCTATGGCAACTACTGGCTCATCATTGAGCTCCTCAGCCAGCTATCAGCAGACGAAGGTAAAGAGCCTCGAATGCAATTCGACGAGTACTACGTAGCCGCACTCATCCACACGAAGAAGTACTCCATGATATGGTCGATCATACATGACTTCGATCTCTTCGTCATCGAGATGGGTGATGATGACCGCGAATACTTCTACTCACGACGACTCTTCCGAGACTTCCACGAGGGGGTGATCAAGAAGAGTCACACCGAGGAAGAGCCAAGCGACGAGCCAACCACCTACCGATCCAAGCGACAGCTATCTCCCGAGGCCCGCGAACGCATGGCGAAGGGTGGTAGAAAGTACAGACCTACCAAGGTAGAAAGTAAGGTAGAGGAAGGTAGCGAGGAAGGTAGCACCAAGGTAAAGGAAGGTACAGAGGAAGGTACAAGTAAGGTAGACCAAGGTAAAAGTAAGGTAGAGAGTAAGGTAAGGGAAGGTACGACCAAGGTAGAAAGTAAGGTAGAGGAAGGTAGTGAGGAAGGTAAAAGTAAGGTAGACCCCCAAAAAAGTAAGGTCAATGGGGGGGATAATAGGGGGGGCAAAGCCCCCAAGACTATAAGACAAGAAGACTTAGAGAGAGAGGGGGAAAAAGCGACGCGCTTTTCCCCTCCCTCCCTGGATGAAGTCAGAGACGAGGTAGAGAGGTTAGGCTATGCAGTGGACCCCGAGAGGTTCATAGCCCACTACGAGAGCAACGGCTGGCGCGTTGGCCCTAACAAGATGAAGAGCTGGAAGAGCGCGCTGGTCACCTGGCACAAGCGTCAGAAGGAAGAGGACGCCAAACGGCAGTCGCTATTCCCCCGAGCTTCGCAATCTCGACCAACCTACACCAATGCCGAATACCACCCTGAGCGAAGCGCGCCACCGAGCACGCCACAGGATGAAATGGCTAAGTGGCTGGCTCTTGACCACGACAACCGAGCGGTACTCAAACGCAACTTCCCCGAGAAGTACGCTAACTATCCCGACTAACACAACGACACAATGCCATTCACGAAAGAAGAACTGCTTGCAACCCTCGAACCCGTCACCTTCGAGGGGTATAATCCACGGCCGATGAAGCACCTCGCCACCTTCGACGACGCGTTCGACATCCTCCTCGAGTTGGGACGACGTGAGACCCCAGCTTTCGACCTATCGCCCGACGAGATACAGGCATACCGCAAAGCACTCGCCTGGCTACTCGCTTCCCCATCCTGCACTAACCCCTTCGGAGGTTTGTACGTGTGGGGTCCTACGGGATCGGGGAAGACCATGCTGGTGCGACTACTTCAACGCCTCTCCAAGATCCTCGGGGTGCACCGCCCCTTTTGGTTGTACGACAGGGATCGCGACAAATGGAAAGTAGCATATCTCCCCCTGCTGTGGAGCAGTGCCACCCATGGCGAGACCCATGCCAGGGACTACACCGCACACTACCAGGAGACAGGGAAGTATCTCGATGAAGGACGCCTCGTCCTGCACATCGGAGACCTCGGAACAGAACCCAAGGAGGCGCAGTACTATGGCTCACGATCAAGCGTCATAGCGTCAATCATCTGCCGACGTAGCGACCAGCACGGAGAGCGTCTTAGCCGACCGATGGTCATCACCAGTAACTATCCACCCGACGCACTGAGCGGTCCTAACCTCTACGACGACCGCACCGCTTCTCGCATCCAAGGCGACTGCGTCATAGTCCACTTATCATCAACAGACCACCGACTGGCGTCAGCACAGCCGAGGTCATAACCTCAAACGCTTATGCAAGACATCTGTTACAACTTCAACAACTTCGACGAACTCACTGACAAGGACCTGCGGGATCGCATCCGCAACCTCAATGTGCACATCGAGGCACTCCCTGCAATCATCGGTAGATCCACGACACCAAAGGTACACGCCTACTTCTCTGAGAAGCTCAAGCAGTGCAAGGCCGACGTCTCCGCTGCAGAGAAGGAGATACAAGAGCGATGGCAACAGAGCAAGATGGCACGAGTTATTAGCCAATCTTAACCATGATCGAGCGAAACACACCTCTCGAGGAGATCGTAGACTACGCCTTACAGCTGGTGATCGATGGCGGCATGCGACCCACACCCGCATAGAGGATGGCCGCAAAGAGGTACGACGGCTATTCACACCACCACATCTGCCACAAGCTGACGCATCACCCGAGGTACATCGAGCACCAAGGCGGGAAGCCAGCAGGGTATGGCGTGATACCAGCGTCAATCATCGACGAGATCATCGTGATGCTCGAGCGAACACCCGACCTTGGACTTATGGGGAGCATCCGAAAGTACAAGGAAGAGTCGGGGTGCACTTTCCACGAGCAAGCTATCGCGGGCAAGTACCGACGACTCACTAAGGCAAATGCCCTGAAAGAGGAAAGGCGCAACGTGTCGAGTACAGACACCTCCGACTGCCTCCTCGATCTATCCCCTGACGAGCTAATCCGTAGAGGATACCTCATCAGAGTAACAGAACAGACAACACTTTAATCACACAGAGATATGAGCGAAATGAATATCAGTGGGAAGGTCGTGCAGGTCCTCCCAATCCAAACAGGAACATCCAAGGCGGGCAACCCATGGCAGAAGCAGGAGTTCGTCCTCGATCAGGGCGGGCAATACCCTCGCAAGGTATGTATCTCACTCTTCGGGGACAACGTAGCCAAGATCCCTCAGGTGGGGCAGGTCGTGATGGTCTCCGTCGACATCGATAGCCGAGAGTTCAACGGACGATGGTACACCGAGATCAAGGCGTGGAACATCGTACAGACAGGAGCACAACCAGCAGCGCCCGCACCACAGCAGGTCGCCCCCGCACCAGCTGCCGCCCCTGCGCAACCACAACCAGCACCCGCACCACAAGCGGGAGTCGCTGATGATCTACCCTTCTAATAGCAGACGAATATGGAAGACGGAAAGACAATGATCGCCAGCCTAAACTTTATTGGCGAAAAGAGCAAGAAGGAAGCGGAGAGGCTTATGGATATTCACAATAAGGTGCTTATCTGTTTGAAGAAGGGAACACCCAGGAAGCTCTTGGATCTTTTGGAGGCTCGCAAGAAAGAAGGCAAGGACGGCATATCAATCGAGGACCTTTCCAATATCGTCGATTACAATATGATTATGCCCAATGGCTTCGTTCAGTTCGACTTGACTCTGCATCTTGAGGAAGTTTTTGAAAGCGGCCTAAGCATAGCTCTCATCAAAGTACCAGGGTGGAAGCAGGGGGAAAAGGTAGACTTCGCCTTAACCTGCAATGACTACGACTTATTTTTAAATACTTCTCTTGTCGGCCCATTGGAAGACCAAGACCTGTGGAGACGAAAGTTCATCGAGTCAGTCTTATTCCGATTGACATGTATCTACGGGGAGAATGAGGTGTACAAATCATGAGCAACGACCTAACCACCCGCCCAAAGAAGCAGATCATCATCGGCATCGACCCTGACACTCAGGGGTCTG